CACGTTCTTGCCATTTGATACTCCAACTGCTCATCTTTCTTACATAATCATTGTCTATGCAGTGTGCTACATATTGCAAACATTTTCTATGAGTAACAAATTCATACCCTGTGTAATGAGCCATTAATATATTTAGAAAGTCATCAGTTAGTTCTACTCTACCTCTGCTAATTTCTTCATTGACCCTTTCTTTAATAAACCAAATATTACCATACATGATTGCACGTTTAATCTGCCAATACTCATCCACTTGCGGGTGTTTAATATAATTCAAATACTCTTCTAATCCATGCATCCAATGAAGGTTTTCACCCAGCTGATGATTAATTACATGTGTGCCATCGTCTTCTAGTGTAAATGCATTTTCAGTCCTGGGCATTTTTAAATGTCTCCTTTAACCATTCAAAATCATTAATTAAATTTAATGTTTTTAGATCCATTTTATATTCTTCTCCAAAGTCTGCACCTTGTCTAGCACCCAACATAGCGTACTTGCCAAACTCTCTGTTCTCTCCTCTGGTACACCATACTTTCAATCTATATTCATTGTCTGTGTTATCACCATTGGGTATGATTGCACTAGCAAGTTTGGTACATTCTCTAAAAGCACTTTTCCAAGCATTGAATGGATCTGTGTTGAATGCTGTAATATTACTTATTTGAAATTTAGGCACAAATGGACATCCAATGGTCGTAGTCATGTCCACACTCCAATCTTCAGCTTCCAATACTTTTTTACGTGGAAACAGTTTAGCACCACCATAACCATACAATAAATCATTTACAGGATTACGGCTACGCCACACATAAACACAATCTGATTCAGGCACACCAGGCCACTGTTCTTTTTTCTTGTCTGGCTTAAATCTAAAACTAAACTCTTCATCCATAACAGCATCAGCATCAATGACATAAAAGTGACTGGTTTCTGCTATTCTTGCCGCTTCTTTGTGTGCATTAAAAATGCCTTTTACACCTTGTACACGCTTGGCGTGAGGTGCAAACAGTTTCAGTAATTCAAAATTGTCATCAGCAAAGTCTTCGTTGTAGCTGATTTGGACAACATCTAACATTCATTATTCTCCATTTACAGTATAAACTCTTTTATAAAAAAGTCAATTATTCATATATGTAAGGATCTTTAGATCTCATTTTTGCTAATTTCTTTTTTAATTCTTTTCTACGCTTGTATTCATTCCAAGGGTATAAAATAAAATTTTTTATTTTGGTAAACATACTTGTACTCCGTATTTTTCGCTCCAACGCTGTGCATCTGATCTAGTATTTACTAGTGGTTCTCCCTTTATGTTCAAGCTGGTATTCAACAGCATGGGACAACCTGTGTCCTCATACCAACGTTCTAGCAGTTTTCTAAGTCCGCTTTCAGAGTCTCTAGGTACTGTTTGAACTCTGCTGGTGTTGTCATAGTGGACGATTGCAGGAAATCTATCAGCATGTCTACATCTACTAACGTACTGCATGAAGTCGCCTGTTCTTCCTTCAAAGTATTCGCTTGCATGTTCGCTGAGGATTGCTGGTGCAAAAGGTCTGAATGATTCTCTGTGTTTGATGCTGTTAACACGCTCCTTGACATCATCTCCGCGGGGATCAGCAAGGATACTACGGTTGCCAAGAGCCCGAGGACCAAACTCAGCACGACCGGAAGCCACAGCCGTAATTTTTTTACTGTGTAATTGTTCAAGTAATTCTTCAACTGGATATTCTCCTTTTATATCATGTCCGAGATATGCATGTGGCATATCTAAAAATTGTTTGGTGTGTGCTAGTACACAACCAACTGCACTACCGGCATCTCCTGGATTAGCTGGCACATGCACATTTGTAAAAAATTCTCCTGCTAGTGGATTTGCTACACAATTCAATGCACAGCCTCCAACAAGAATTATATTATCATATTCTTGGTCTGTCATATAATATGCACTACGACAAAGCTCAGTAAATATTTCTTCATATATACGCTGTACAGCCGCGGCTATATCAGCATAGTCCTGAGGAGTATTTAAATCAGGTCTCCAATCTCTACAACCTCTGTGACAGTTGCGTTTAAATGTGGTATATGGAAAATAACTTGTGGGCGTATTATCAATAAAATCATTTTTTATATCTTTGTACAATCTATTGGGATCGCCAACAGCCGCCATGCCCATTAATATGTATTCATGTTCTTGTGGCTTTAGACCTATACGCTGTGTCATAGCACTATACCATATGCCTATGCTGTGTGGATACTGCTGACCCCACAGTTTGCGTAGTTTACCATCATTACCTTCCCATATACTAACAGTTTCCCATTCACCTATACTGTCAATCACCAATATCAATGCTTTGTGCCAAGGACCAGTGTAGTATGCATACGCTGAATGACTCAAATGATGACTAGTTGTAGTGCATTTAGGCGCATCTTTTAGGTATTTGCGTATATATGTAGTAGGTGATTCTTTCTTTAGTAGTGTGTATTGCTTTGAATAAAGCTGACGTGTCTTTTTAAGCCAAGGTTGTTCATAAAAATATATTTTATCAGGCTTACCAAATACAAGTGCTTCGTCAATAATCGATTGATTAAGATTTTTATCATTTTTAATTCTACTGTAGCGTTCGCTGTGTGCCGCAAAAACAAGTTTAGCATCATCAAATACTGCTAAACTGGCATCGTGCGCCATTCCTGTCCAGCCCCAAGTAATCAATTGTTTTCCTTTTCCACTTGTACACAAATACCTTGTTTGCCCACAGGAAAGTATCCAATTTCACCTCCTACTCGACTTGCTAGGTTTTCTCTAGCAAAGAAACAACTGCTCATATCGTCATAGGTTACTCCAGGACCCATAGCGTTAACAGCCATAGGTGTTGTTCCCATCATAAAGATATAAACTAAAACATACATTTATTCTAATTCACCTCGCTCTCGCATTTTTGCACGGATTTTTGTAGCACTAATATCATGTACTTCTTTTCCCAAGTCATGTTCAGTAAATGTATAACCTACTCCACGACCCCAACTAATATTAACTATATTAGGCACTTTCATTATGATATATTCTTTTGAATATGTAAAGCCTTGGTTTTTAAGTGCATCACAAATAGGCGTTCTAACATCATGGAAGTCCCAAGGATTATCTGTATTGCCCATTCCAGCATCAGCACCTTGTACATCTCTTACCATAATGCATACCTGCCCATGCTCTGCTTGAATACGTTTGAACAATTCAGTATGTCCATCGTGCCAAGGTTGCCAACGCCCAAGCATTTGTGCAGTTGGTTTTTTCCAATTAAACATTTTCTTCCTCAAGTCTGTAAGCTACATAACCAATTGGTGTTGTATTTTGTTTTTTCATATAACGTTCAATAATAGGAACAAGTTGTGTATGTGTATCTTCAAACCATTTAGCAACATGATAATCTATGTCGTGTCTCTCAGGTGGTTCAAACATACGATTTGTATCTTCAAACCTTCCTTCTGGTATTGTATCCATCCATACAGTAAAGTCAGGTGCAAATTGTTCTCTTGCTTCTTTGGTAGGACAAACAAAATCTGCTACGGCAATTTTGCCTGCTTTTACAATGCCATCAGCTAGATGTCGCATACGATTTGCTTGTTTAATTCTACCTTCAAGACTAAAGTCCCATTTACTCATATCATGCCCTTCATACTGTTTGCGTACTTCGTCTGCATTGATATGAACACCTCCTAATAGTTTTGCAAGTGGCTCAGCCAGCGTAGTCTTGCCACTACCAGGTAGTCCAAATATTAATATTTTCATTGATGTTTCTCCGTTAAGTACATACTTAATAAATATATTTATGATTTATTATATTGACATTGACGGCACTATTTGTGAAGATATTCCTATAAAAGGAAAAACTGAAGCACAATATAGACAGCAAATGCCTTACAAAGATAGAATTGATGTAATTAATAAACTTTATGATGATGGACATGAAATACACTATTGGACTGCCAGAGGTGCTACTAGAGGCATAGACTGGACAGACCTTACCAGAGAACAACTTGAGGAATGGGGTTGCAAGTATCACCAACTGCACATGGGCAAACCAAACTTTGATGTTTATGTTTGTGATAAAAGTTTTAACAGCGAACATTGGTTTACTCAAAATTAGTGTGTACAAATTCTTCTTGTGGAAGTAAACTTATAATTCTTTCAAATATATAAATGAATCCAACTTCATAATAACTCTTCATTAAACCTTTGGATTCTGGTTGTGGATATGCTACAACTGTTTCACACTCTTGGCATATTTGTCCTTGTGGATTGAATGTTATTGCCATAGTTTTACATTTTGCACGTTTGGCAACCAATGTATATGCAAGACTGCTTACAGTAGATCCACTGGCTGTTACAAATACTGCTAGGTCTTGTTGATCTATTTCTGGTATTAATAGGTCTTCACTGTGTGCTACGTCATATCCCAACTGGCTTAGACGTTGCATAAACATTTTAGTTGCAAGTCCTACACGCCCTTTAGCAATGAATACTATGCGTCTTGCACGTTTAATACTTGTTATTATAGTTGATTCATTTCGAGCATCTTGTAGTGCAGATACATAACCAATCCATGTTTTATCGAATTCATTCATATTTTTTAAGTTGCTCGATGCCCAATAAAAATAAAAATTTATTAAGGTCTTTGTCAACATTCAGAGGACTCATGCTGAGCCAAATACAACCAACACCCAATTCTATTTTGCGTTTGTGCTGATGATAAATTGGCGACAGCTGGAATTGATTCAAACGAATACTGTCCTCTTCGCTCGGCGATATTTTAATTATATAACCATTTGCATCTTGTGTCAAGTGATAATTTTCCAAATTAATATTGTGTAATCTCAAGCTGTGATAAAACTTGCATATATCGTAAAATATGTCATTGACAACTCCTGGTCTATGGTCTATATAATGTATTTGATCTTCACCTACTATTATGTTGTCTACTACTAGATCACCATGACATGCACCTACAAGACCTGTGCTAACCAAGTCCCAATCTATGTTCTCTACTGTTCTTGTGCAATCAATGTGTTGTCCATTTACTTGTACAGTGCCACTGAACTCAGGAAACTGTTGCACTATTTGATCAAAACGTTCCCATGTTTTGTCTTGCCATAAACTTCTATTTGTACATGCTATGTTGTTGTGTACGCTGAAACGCCAAGTGTCTTGAAGATTACGAAATACACGTTCAAATTCGCCATTCATTGGATTGACTTTGCCATTTACTTTTGTATAACTTAGTCCGTGTTTAGTATGTTCAATTGGTTGTGGGTGCGGATAATTGTTGTTGGGTTGTATGTCAGGCTTGTTTACAAATAGTTTTACTATTCTATCATTTACACTGTATATTTCTTGTTGTGTTTTATCCAATACACTGAAGCTGGCATCCTGTTGTACTGTACGATAACTTTCTACATTGCCTACATCAAACCAATCTACCAGTGCTTTGCTTTGTAAACTGTCCAATTGCTGTAGCAATATTAAATCATTTCTACTGATATCTGTAGACTGAAGTATATCATAATACTCCTGGCTGTCCTTAATAAAACTAATTCCGCTGTACACAACATCTTCACTGGTGTCGTAATATTGTTTATTATCAGGTGTACAAGTAAACCAAGTGTTTGTGTCTACTGTATCAACTATTGTACTCCAGTTGTCGCAAGCATTATAGTACAATGGTTCATCAAATACATGACTGGGTATTTGCTTAAAGCTAGCAATTTGACTGCTATTCCAGTTTTCTATTTCTATAAATTCTACATTTTTGCGATTGCTGTGTTGTATATACTCTTGTATATACTCAGCTTCATAACCAAGTGTAATATAAATTTTATCTATATCCGCAAAACTGTTGATAATATGATCTATTACTGCACAATCGCCTATGCGTATTAGTGCTTTGTGAAATTTTGTATATCCAACACTTCTTGTGCCAGGACCACTGCAAGGTATTAGGAGATTAGGCATGCAATATTAGCCTCATAGTTGTCATTGAATAACACTTTGCTTCCTGCTACCAATGTTATATTTGGATTATCTTTGTGTTCAAGCACTGTACTGATCTTCACACCGCCATCTATTGTAACTGGTCTTTGTGTGTCTGACAGTGTAGAAAGGTCATAAAAACTATCTTGTACTTTTATTCCAGGATTATATGCCATTAATAAAAATTCATCTACATTTAATCTATCGCAAATTCTATCAATTTGTGCTATTGTATGATAAGGCTTAAACGCTAGATGCAGTCTTTTATCTCTGCTTAAAAAGTCAATGCACTGTTGCTCACTGTGAAAACTTTCGTAGTGTGCAAATATTTTATTTGCTTTTGTTTTTAGTATTGCGTCCCAGGCGGGATTGTTACAGGCTATCATTGCATGTACATCAATGTGTTGTGCATAATCTATTTCATCTATAGCTTCAGGATGCACACCCAAACGTGGAACAAAGTGTCCGTCCATACAGTCCATGTGTACGCTCATGTTGTATTTTTCTTTTAGTCGTGTATAACTTTGATAGATATTGTAAGGTCTATCACAAATATAGCTTAAACTGAGTTGCATGTAAAATCCTCTATTATGTTGTCTTTGATGACAACTCCTGTTTTAATACCTTTTTTAAAATTTAATCTTTCTTCTTCCAAGTATAACGTTTCACTGTATGCTCTAAGATCTTCATAGTTTTTGATGACTTCATGTTTGGGAGGACTTACTTCTGTATGACTTTTAAAGGTGATTAATACATTTGGGTCAGTCCAGCACAGTCCTATATTAACCCAATCTTGTTTAACATCTCTTGTAAGTGTATCATAATTAATCCATTTGTCCACTTTGAGATTGTAAATGTTATTTTTTAATTTGAACGTTTCCCAATAAAAGCCTCTCCAGTAGTTTCTAAATTCATGCTCGCCGATGTAAATTGGATTTATGTCTTGTTCACCTGCATACCATTGATTCTTATGCCTACTCACACACATGCTTGCTGTTAATTCAAATATATTTTGTCGCCAACATACTATGGTATAGTCAACTGCACTGTTGAAATCATCTAGTAGTCCCATTTCTTTCATATCAACCAAATGAACTGTGTGATTTTTAATAACACATCTGGGTGTGTTTATAAATTCTTGCAAATGTTTGTGAAAGAATCTATTGTCTCTAAAATTACTGTTATAGGGTTCATTACCAAATTCAATATCTTGGTTGGTTGCATAGTATTGTCGAATCACGTTGAATAGGTATGTAGTTCCGCTCCGTGGTTGCCCAAGCAGATGTATTCTCATAGCCAGCCCTCGTATTCCGGAATAATGTCTACAATACGTTGTTTCCTAATAGGATCATATGTACGAACTCTTGTTTTAAATTCTTCCCAATCTCTGCCTGGACTACCCAAGTCGTTGGTTTTTAAATGAGTAAGTATACCATCCCATGTTTTTTCGTGCATCAACTGTTCCCAATGAGGTTGCCATTCTGTGTCTATTTTGTGTAAAAGTTTTTGTTTTAATTCAGCAGGCATATTGGTTACACATGCTCCGCCATCATAAACAATATTCAACCAAAGTTTGACTTCACCTTTGAATTCACGTTCATAATATTCAAAGCTACGCATTAGATCCCAAATACTATAGTTGCTAATACTGTAACTGATTTTAGGTCTAAATCCATGATCCCAAACAAAACGTTTGAGTGTGTCTTCAAACACATTCCATTTTCCTGGATACCTTGCATATTCAAAACAAGACTCTATACCATCAGCACTGAATAAAAAATGCACCAATTTAAAATGAGGCCAAATGTTTTCTATTGCATGTTTAGGATAAACACTGCCATTTGTTGCATAGTTTAAAATAATATTTTGTGCATATCCTCTTTCAATTATCTTTTCTAAAAATTTAAATTGCTGTTTGATTAAAAAAGGTTCTCCTCCATATAAATCAATTTGATCAATGTGAGGTAATATTGTTTCTAGTTGTTGCCAATATTCTTCATTTTCGTACCATTTAAAATTTGTATTTTGTTTGTTACTAAAGAAGTCTTTATAACCTGCTTGTCGCATGTCATCTACCCAACGACTGCTACTCCAAACATTACAAATTCTACAAGCAAGATTACAGAGGTTGCCCAGCTTTAGGTCTAAGTATCTATGTGTAAATCTATTTTGCTCTATCATTAACCCTTGATTAGCATACTTTAGATTTTCTCTCATGCGTCTTGTTACATTACCATCTGCTTCTTCAATATAACATTCTTCACAGCCTCTAACAGGTTTATCCTCAAGTGCCGCTTGACGCATTGCACGAGCATCTTCACTGTCAACTATGTCTTGAATATTGTGTGTTGCCGCGTTAAAAGGTACACCGTTTTCGTCTTTGTAAACAGTTCTACTTACACAACATGGTGCGACATGCCCAAACGATTTGATTTCATAATGTAGGAAAGGTAAAGCACAAAAATGTTTTGTTTTTAGCTTTCGTCCATCATTTGATAGAGTATAATCTTTTTTCATGTTAGAAGAGTTTCAAAACCTTGTTTCTCTACTAGGTATTATTTTACTTTGCTCTTGCTAGTACTTCCACACGAACCCTTGTTGCAACTAATTCTGCATCTGAGGTCCAATTGTCTTCGCCGTAAGCATTTCTCATGCTCTTCCAGACTTCTAATACACTAGCATCTGAGGAGTCTTTTCCTGCTCTGCTTAGGGCTTCCCAGATTACTTCATTTAGAGTTTTATCATTTTCGATACTTGCCATTTTAGTTCTCCTTTATAATATAGTGTATTTATGGAGATACTAATTGTTTTTTACGCTCGTTATACCAATCTAACCAACTGTATTTCCAGGTTTTGCTTGCTAGTTGCATATTGTTTTCATCATATAATGCAATGCCACATATATCATCATAGTTCCACAGTTCCAACATTGTTTCAATATTGTCTTCTGGCAAGTCGCTTGCCCTTCTGTTTAGATCTCCTAGGAAACACCAACCCAAGCTGAGTGTTTTATCTTTTATATCAATTTGCTTTTCCATACACCATTTTTTAAAATCGTCCCAATTTTCACCAGGATGTCCGTGATTAAGGTTTACATCAAACTCTCCACTCAAATAACGAATACCACTGATATTACTGTTATAGATATCCTCATCTTCGTCATGCCAGGCTTCTCTGTGTGTTTTACCAGTCTGTGCATAGTGCATTCTTATTGCACCAAATGGTTGATGAATCATTTCAAAATGATCATAGTCTCCATCAGCTTCAATTAAATCATGTCTTACAATAGGTTCCATGCATATAACAACACTGCTTGAACTTTTGTTATCTTCATATGCTTCAAGTCCTCTTAATTGACTTTCTATTTCATGACACAACCAATTGAAATTGTTAACACTGAATTGATGTGACTTATCGAACTGATCCCAATATTCGCTGACGTTCCAAATCTGTCCTATTAGTATTTCAAAATGATGATGTATTTTGTTTAATTGATCTTGGTCAACTGTGTCTGCATCAAAATGTAAATCAATATTATAGTCTATTTTATTTTTCTTACAGTATTTGTTAACCTTGTCAATATGGAAGTTAAGTTCTTCACACATAAAAGGAATTGTACGTTCAATTTTAGTTTTAGGATATACCCAACCATGTAACATAAATTGCTTTTCTATTCTTGCATCTGTATCTAAGTAATCTTTTTGTAATGCTGATGCCCATTTCTGCGCCAGCGGAATATCTCTTATATCCCAAACAACATTTTTTGTTGTTTCATTATCTGTGTTTCTAAATGTAATTTCTAATTGCTTGTACATTATTCCTCCAACTCTACTTCTATCTTGTCAAAAGGTTTGATTTGATAAGCATATGGATCAACCAGGGTACCAATTTCTATTTGTCCCCATTGACGTGGATCTATATGATCAACACCTTGTGCATGTTGTTCACACCAATTGCAATACTTTTCCCAATCCCAAGTTGAATTAAAGTATGGCAACATTATTTCATTCGTAATGTGTGCTTTTGGGTTACTTTGTTTACGCTCTGCGGCTTGCACATCGTTAGCTTCGTACATGTGCCATAATGTTTTACCAATTTCGCTGTATCCTAGATACAGTTTACGCTTTCTATATCCAGGCTTAAAAAGTTCCATGTGTTCTTCTCTGATAGGAATTTTTTGAAAAGGCTCCATTCTAAATCCTAACCAGCTACCATCATATCCAACTCTATCATTTTCTATGTTGTGTATGTTATCATTGAACTTACTAATCAACGGCCCAAGCCATCTGTTTTCTGTGTCGCTTATTTTATTTTGATCAATGAGTATTTCATATTCTTCGACATAATTGTGCAAATAATTTAGTGTATCTTGATTCCATCCGTCGAGTATACACTCAGGATCTATCTTTCCAATGGTATCATTGTAAATGTCTGTTTCTAGTAATTTTTTTGCTTGCTGATATAGTTCACAATATTTGTCTATAGTTTCACTTTTGGTAAAACACATACTACTACTGTATACCGGAACATCACTGCCAGCTTTAACAGCCTTAACAAAATCTTCAACTGCCGCATTGTTGTCATAAAGATTATAGTAAAGACTATTGTTTTGATATTCTTTCCAAAAGAAATTGATTTTAAATCGATATTTTATCATGTCCAGGTCCTGCTTTTGTATGAATAAGTCTATCCATTGGACTGTCGTGTCCGCATATTTTAGCACAATACATGCACTTTCCTTGTGCATATGTAGTCATGGTCCATGACTTCATTATTGTAGAGTCTAGATAATTCATTATATTCTCAAATTTGTTTTTTGTCAAGTAAAGTTTTTCAGTGTCCCAAATGCCTTGTAGTTGTTTTTTTGCATCATCTTGTCTACCACTAGCCCATAGTTCACCTATGTAACAACAAGGCATGACCAATCCATCACATTGTATCATAATTTCACTGCCTGTTTTTTTCAAACTTTTGCATTTAATATTGTGATCTTCATATTGAACAAAATGATGATTACTGACATATTCCTTCCATTGGTCAGGAGGATTGCCCACATATGCAATAGGATCTTCAGTGTTTCTTTCCATACCCACAGGTGCATTCACGTACTGTAAATCATCTGCCGCTTCTATATAATACTCCAACTTACCTTGTGCATCATATACACCTCGCTTTTGTATTTTGTTGTCCCATACCAATCCATCAGGACTTTTAATACGAACACTTTTAAAACCCATGTCCTGTGCTCGTTGTTTTACTTCTTCAATCTGATGTTCATTGTGTTTAAAAACTAAGAAGTCCCAATATGCTATGCCTCCTGCTTTAATAAATGCAGTTGCATTACGCATGAGTTTATTCCAATCTACATTTCTTCTATACAATTCATTTGTATCTTCCAGTCCGTCAATACTGAACCACATATAATGCTTGGGATCTGTACTTAATGCTTTTCCTGCTCGTGTCCAAACTTCTTCACTGCGTAGTCCACCATTACTGTGTGTTACAAGTTGTTTGTTTGCAGGAAGATTTTCAGCACAATATTCTAATATTTCCACAATATCTTTGGCGGCAAAAGGGTCTCCTTGATTACCACACAACATAATTCTATCTGTTTTTTCCAGTACATCAAGAGGAAACCATTTTTTAAATTTGTCAAATGAAATACTTGTTGGTGTCAATCCAGGTCTGGTTATTCTGCTACCAGCCCAATAGCGTGGACAAATAGGACAAGCCGCATTACAAACATTGCTCAATTCTACATGAAACTGATATTGGTTGTATGCAGGTTTACTCCAACTAAAACTCAAAACAAAAACTCCAATTTTGGAAATACACTAGCACAGTCTTCTCGCCTAGTATTGTCAAGTGCCTTGGTGAAGTGTACAAAAGTATCTCTTGCTTGCTCATAATCTATGTCGTTATGATATCTGCCTATTAGATCATCCAGCATGTATTCTGGTAATAATACATCAATATTATCTAACTTACGCTTTCGCATATCACTTGGTATAATGTAGGCTGTCTGATAATCAGGACTGTGTACATGATTATAATAATGATACAAATCTATATGGTTGTCCTGTAACCATTTCCAAAGTTCTTCAGCATACATGAAATTGTATACATTTATAGTTTGACATATAAGAAGTTTTATTCTAGGATAGCGTTCTTGGAACAAACGTATATTCTTTATGCTGAGTTCCCAATCAGCAGGATTTCTTATGTAAGCATTTCTTTGGTCAACATCATCTAAACTAAGATTGAATCTAACGTTTTTAAATTCACTTAGTATTTCTAATCCTGGTTTTATCTTTTCTAAATCATAATTTAAATTTGTGTGATAGCCAATGTTTATATCAGTTTTACCTTGGTCTAGTAAACCTTGTAAAAATTTAAAGTGACGAGGGATTAAAAATGGCTCACCTCCACTTATGTGTAGTTCTCTTAAATCACCAGTGTGTGCTAGTATGTCTTGATAAAACTCATCACTGTCTACCCAATCAAAACTGTAGCGATCTTCTGCTCTAATTTTATCATAGTTGCTGGCAAGTGGTAGTTTATCTTTTAGTAGATCATATTCTTTTATCCACTTGGTACTGCTTTCTGCATTGCAACTTCTACAACGCAAGTTACAGTGATTGCCTAGCCTCAGTTCGATACTACGCAAATTAGGTGTAATGGTTCCATCTTCAGCAGTTACTTTGGACCAATCATCTTTCCATATACTGTCTCTGATGCGTTTACTACGACCTCCACCATCTTCAATTTTTTTACAGCCCATACAACTGTCTGGTATTTTTCCAGCCAGCATCTCTCTGCGTATTCTACGATAATTGTCACTGTTTACAATTTGTTCAATGCTGTGATTTTTTACACCAAGTATATTTTTTTCGCCACGAGCATCGATATTATATCCATGTCCAGCCGCTTTTTTGTGTTCAGCTTCACAGCAAACACTTGTGCTTCCGTGTGGAAAAATACTAAAATGTACCCAAGGTAAATCACATAGGAATTGCATTGTACCAATCCTTTAATTTTGGAAACACGGTTCTAAAATCTTCGTTTCTTATTTTATCTAAGCGTATTTGTTTTATTTTAAACTGCTTTCTTAATTCTAATACATCTTCGCAATTACTCATATCTTGCATGTAATCAATAACTGTTTTGAAACTTGGTTCAACAACTTCTCTGAGATATGGTTCAAGTGTATTTAAATAACTTTCAAAACTATCTTTTACTTGCTGTTTAAGATCATCATCCAATATTTTTATTGTGTGACTTCTAGGAGTTTGCAACAGATTATGCAGTAGTATTTGATAAGGCTTAATGCCTAATTCATCGAGTCTAGTATACAAGTCTGGTATTGTTAAAACATTCATTGCTTGTGTCGTGCATTCTATTAGAATTTTTACTTTGCTGTCTTTGAGACTTTTGAGATTATTTTCTATTTCTACCCAGCGAGTTCCTTTGCGTATATATTCTGCTCTTGAATCAATATCATCAATACTTGCATTTATTTGAACGGAATCAAAAAACTTCCACATGTCAATTAAGTCATATTTTTTATAGTGCAATTTTAACAAATTTGTATTGTATCTAATCTTTACATCGTGTCTATTGTGTGCTATTAGTTGTTCAAGTATGTAGTAATGCTCATCCATTATAAGAGGCTCACCTCCTGCAAAATAACAGTACTCAACATCATGTATTTTATCTTTTACCCATTGCTCAAGATCAATTTTACTTTTGTCCTGAGCATTTATAACTCTACTTTCTAAATTGAACTTTCTATTTTGAATCTTTGCAAGTTCTATTTCATCGTCATACCATTGACTGCTAAATGTGTGTCCACACATCCTACATTTCATATTACAGAGATTACTGAATCTGAAGTCCCAATACTTGAAATTGAAATTGTTAACACTGCCATCACTGTTTGTATTTGCTAATAAGTCCTGTATATTTTGTTTAAAGTGTTGGTTGTGATGTTGACGCATACTGGTTACACCATGTTTTTCTCTTTCAAAACATTTTGCACAACTTTTAGGTTCTTGATTGTTTAAAAACTTTAGCCTAAGGTCTTTAAAGTTTTTGTTGTTGACTATTTCATCTGGACTACCTTCAGACAGATGTCCCATTGGTTCATCGCCTATACAACAATGTAAAACATCACCCGATGAATTAAAATGTAAGTGTAACCAGGGCAGTACACAAAATGTTTTACTAGCGGTCATTGTTTGGTTCTTCGATATTCTTGCTTTGCCTCTTGGTAAAAATTTTCTAACTCTGGAAATACTTGTGGAAAACTTTCTTCTCTGTGATTGTCCAATAAACTTGTAACTTCATAGAATTTTGCTCTTAGTTTAGATTTTGTCCATTTGTCCATATCCTTGTCCAAGACCATATATTCGATAATACTGTTGTACTTGCTTCTTAAATCATCTTTTTGATCCTTAGGTACAGTAGCAAGATGTTGATCAAATTTTTGTTTGATTTCTTCTTTATCACTGTCAAGTAGTAGGTTAACATGATACCACTGTGGATTAGTTAATACATTGTTCAGGTGTATGTGTTGCATTTGCAAACCTTTACTGAACAACCAGTCTACAAACTCAGGTGTGGTTTTAACATTAAACAAATTTATTGTAGGACTTATACTAAACATAACGTTTTGTTCTGCTTTAGCCTGCATAATTCTATCTACATTTTGCTCAATTGTTTTCCAAACTGTACCTTTACGAATGTACTCTCCTCGAGAATCCATAGCATCTAAACTTGCAAGTACATTTACATGCTCAAAGTTTTTCCATAGTTCAATGTTGTCCCATTTTTTAAATTTCAGTTTGAGTAAATTTGTATTGTATCTTATTCTTACATCAAAGCGTTTCTTTTCAATTAGTTTTTCTAGGATATAATAGTGTTCATCCATTATAAGTGGTTCGCCGCCAGCAAAGTATACCTCTTCTACATGATCAATATGATTTTCCAACAAGTCATAAAGGTTTTCTTTGCTTACATCTCTTGTGTTTACAACACCGCCAGGTGCTGATTCGCTAGATGATCCATATACAGCTAGTTCATCTGCATTCCAAAGACTGCTTAGATGTCCGCCACACATACGGCATTTCATGTTGCACAAATTACTAAATCTAAAGTCCCAATAGTGTAACTTTACATCATCTACATGTCCTTCTTCTGTTGTTTTGTTTTCTATGTCTGCAATATGATGATTGAACTGACGATTAGCATTTTGCCTAAAACTTGTAATGCCCATGTTTTCTTGTTCATAGCATTTAACACAGCTTTCAGGAAATTTTCCTTCTAGTAAATCTTTTCTAAGTTCTCGCATATAGTCATTGTTGAATACTTCTTCAAGCGTATTATTTTTAAGATCACCAATAACATTTCTGTAGTCAGTAATACAACATTGAAACACACTACCGTTGGGCCAAGTATTTAGATGTATCCAAGGAATAATACAAAAACTTTTGCTTGGTTCTTTGTTAGGTTGTTGCTTCATTCATTTCCTCCCACCATTTAGTAAATCCTGCATTGTCTATTGTTTTTACAATATCAATATCTCTGCGTTTGGTATAACTGCTAAAGAATTTAACAAAGTCTGCTTGTTTGTCTTCTACTGTATCTGTATCTTCTATTGCTCTATTAATTTTTTGAAGATATGTGATTAATCTTTGTATATGTGCTTTCTCACTATCTGTTAAGAAACTTCCAAATGCTTCTAACCATTCTGTTAGATGTGCTATTCGTTCTTGTTTAATATACTCTGGTAACAGGGTAACACTTTGAAAACTAGGAAAACGCAATATGTTTAATGTCATATGAAACAATGCTTTGTTGCTAAATTCTCTTTTAAGATCAATCATATCATCTAAAAAGTCAGTGATACTAAACAACGTAAGGTTGCTTATTGTCATCATAATACTAATATGTCTATAGTTGCCTTCTTTAGCAAAACGCACAAGGTTACGTTTCCATGTGTTATATTTAAATCCATGTCGTATTAGTTCTGCATGTTTGCCCGCTGTTTCACAACTAGTATACAAATCAAATGTTTGAAACTTTTTGCTTGCATCAATCAGTTTATCCATCATTTTATCTTCAAGTATAAGATTACTGTTTATTGCAAAGTTAAACTTTTCACCTTCGCATTTATCTACCAGCTTCCAAAAGTGAGGACTACGAGTAGGTTCACCACCAGTTACTCTTAACTCTTGTAAATCTTCTTTGAGACCATCATCAAACCATTTAAAGAATGCTTTGGTAAACAAGTTGCCATCATGTCCTTTGAGACCAAAGCTATGAGCATGATCTCCGTCATTCTGATATGCTCCGCCACCTGCTGTTTTCATGCCTTCATATATACCATTTGTTTTTATGTCATTGGCCCAAGTAGTACTGAACTCAGGATTACAGTAACTACAACTTAGATTGCACAGATTGTCAAAACTAATTTCAAGTGTCTTAGGATTAACATCTTCATCCCAACCAATATTTTTGATTGCTTCTATTTCTTCTGGAGTATAAATGCTACTTTTGAAAACTCTGTCGCTCATTGCGTCAGGGTCTGCATCTTCTACAGCCCAACAGTATGTGCATTCTTCAGGGCGTTTACCTTCGAGCATTTCTTTTCTACGTTGCTTTTTAAACTCTGTGTTGTGTATTGCTTTGTGATTTTTAAATACTTCTCTTGGTGGAATATAATGTGCTTCTGGATGATGACAACTAGCAGTTCTGCCATTGCTTAACCATATAGTACTATTATACCACTTAGCCGCACAAAATCCACAACCTACTTTGTTTACTTGATCTTTAACTTTTTGTAGTTCTTTATGTTTCATGACTCACCTTGATAATCATATGTTTTACAAATTTTGTAATACGTTTCTAGCTCTGGGAATGTTTTTGCAAAGTTTGTATTTCTTCTAATATCATACTCGTCTACATATTTCCAAAAATCACTGCGGTTCATATCTAATGTACCTATGCTATCATCATTCATAAATGCCAACAATCTTTCCAATTGGTTTATTTCTTCTAACCATAAAAATCCTGTATCCTTTGTATTGCCGACTTGATAACTTTCTGCAAAAGTTATAATATCTTTTTCCACTATTGCTTTGGTTTCATCATCTAAATTACATATAGCTAGGAAATTTGGATAACGAAGAAAGTTAGACATACAAGGCAAAACGTTTCCATCGTCTTTGTGTTTAATATACTTAGCTCTTAATTTTATCACGTCTTTTAGAAAGTGATGATATGATCCAACGCTCAATATGTTGACTGTGGTCATAAATGCAAAAACTAGTTTAAATTCTCCGTACAATTCACTTAATACCCAATCGCAGTTTTTATACCATCTATCATAATCTAAACCAAAACGTGCATACTCAGCCGCCGCTCCTGTACTTTCTCCGCTTGTAAATATTTGTAGTTCTTTGATATTTGGTCCAATCTCCTTTGCAAGTGCAATGAATCTTTCTAATAATTTAGGTTCTACATCTAAGTTTGTGTTTATAGCAAGCACTAAATCATCTCTTGGATTATCTTTAATTGCTTCCAGCACTTGCCAACAATCTTTACTCATCAATGGTTCGCCGCCTGTAAGTCTTAATGTGTGTAAGTTAGGATATAGTTCAGGCCACCATTTCCAAAATGCATCAACATAAGGATTAGGATCTTTTTTAGGAATAGGCATTCTACCCATGTCCTTCTGTGCTTCTAAATTATTGTGTTTAAAATGTGTTGGATATTCTCCATACTGATTAATTTCTTCCATCCATTTACTGCTGAGATCAGGACTACAATATGCACACTTTAGATTACATACATTGCTGAAACTTATTTCCAAATAACTGGGTTCTATATCAGTATCAGCACCTTTTTCCATAACATCATATATGTGTGGCATTGCCCAGCTGGTTTGACTTTTGTAAGTTCTGTCACTAAAGAACTTGTCTCCTTGATCTTCTACTCTCCAACAGTAATCGCATTCTTTTGGTCTTTCGCCAGCAAGCATCTGTCTCATACGTTCTTTTTTATGTTGGGTATTGTGTAGTGCTTTAGGATTTTTCAATACTTCTTCTACAGGTATCTTGTGTGTAGGAGGATGGTGACAACTGTGATTCATTCCATTTTGCAAATACAATGTATGTTGCAACCATTTGGCTAAACAAAAACTAGGACTTATACTGTTGAGCAAGTCTCTTGTTTCGTTTAGTTCATCTTCTAATTGTTTTCTACCCATCTTTTTCCATCCATTGTTTAATTTGCTCGTAAAAGTAACGATTATGTTTTTGGTCCAAGTGATTTGGATACATCATTCTAGGTTTCAGTCTTCCTTGCTTGTGCGGTAAAGTCAATACCTTTTTATAAAGTATGTTAGGCATATCACCTTGTTCTGCCATTTTGTGTAGCATAAGATCCGGTCTAAACTCCATGTTAGTAAACTTGTGTCCTTTATGCCAGCCTTGTTTACTTCCATCATAATTACCAACTGGTATGCAAATGAACTTTTTAAAAAATCCAGCATAATGATCTAATGCACCCAAGAACAACTTTACCCTGTTTTGATATTCAGGTGTTTCCATATAATCCATTACAAAAGTTTTTGCAAACTCATGATATTGTTCCCAACTTACTGGCAAATTACGATTTGTATTTGCTTGACCTATCACATGATCATATTCTTTTTTAGAATAAGCATGATATGAAAAACTCCATTGATGATCCACTTTATAACCAGTCAATGGTACACGATTAATCATGTCAGCTAAAATAAAAATTACACTTATATTTTTGTAATCGTTTACTTGTATATCTTCATCTGTTTTATTAGTAAGACGTAAAAAACAAGTGTCACCGCTAATACCACATTGTGCATAATTTTCTACATCATATTCTTTGGATAGCCAATAAGCCCATCCTTCATATGTAAGACAATCCCTTTTATATTTAGAATTATTATTTTCTATAAATGCTGATGTATGTTCGTATTGATTTACATCTATCTTTTGCTTTATAAAAGCTGTTAAAGGCCAATCCTTAAATTCCATATAATTTGTTTTTGGGTCAGCATGACTATCTCCGAAGATCCACAGTTTTTGCATTAATCTTCCTCAACATCAACTGCACAGTTTTTCCAACAAATAGGATGTGCTTTTTCCTGGTCATTCATTAACATTTTAAAAAATTCTTTCCATTGTTTACTATACAATATTTCTTCAATAGAATCAACATTTTTTATGTTTAGTTCTTCATCCCACAAATTAGCATAGTTTTCTTGTTTGAGAGGCATATGATCTAACCAACAACAAGGCATCATAAATCCAGCACTTGTAAAATTAGGAAAGTTTCCTAAATCCTTGGCTTTGCTAAAATCAAATCTATGAGGCATACATTGTGGTTTAAGTTTCTTCATACTTTGACCTCCTCAGTGTGTTCTTCGCCTTGATCATATCTAATAAATTCTCTTGTGCTTTGTATATTTGTACTGTATAGATTTTCATCATCTGGCGGATCTAAAGGACCATTGTCGTATCCAAACCTACCGCTTTTTACAGTCAAGAATCTTATTTTGTGTTGCTTTGCCAACTGTTTGGCTTGTTCGATTTCATGTTGATTGTATTTGAAAGGTATGAACTGCCATGTAACAAGACTGTTTTTTGGATTTAAATTTTGTTTACAGTATGTCATAGCATACCAACTTTCATCAAATTTTTGATTCTTTCTGTGCAATGCAGTCTTTTGATCAATGCCATCTATGCCAAAAATCATTTCTGTAAAATATTTCTTGCTGTTGCAAATATCAACTAACTGGTGCCACCATTCTTGTTTTTTGTGGCTACCGTTGGTATGTATTTGTACACGTTCTGTAGTTGTATCTCCTAGTGCATCAAGTATTTCTAAAAACTGTGGATTGTAAATTGGATCACTTATATTACCGCAAAACATTTGTGTTTTAAATGTGTTGCCTAATCTTACAGCGTCTTGTATTGTTAGATCTCCATAAGCGTTTTGATAATCTTTGACTTGATCCATTCCCCAATCTAAAATTGTCCTGCTACAAAATGCACAAGCTAACATGCATCTATGTGTAGCATCAATGTTTACTTTGTAGTTTAGCAACCATTTTACATAGTCGTCATACAATTCATCAAATTCATTGTCAGTTAGAGCTTGCTTTCCAAATGTTGTCATGGCATAAACTCTCTATAATCAGTGCCATGTATTTGATCTAACAAAGTCATTTGTTCAATAAACTTCTTGCGTAACCGAGGTTCATCTAATGCTTCAGGCTTCATCCAACTTGGACTGTATACAGGCTGATTGAAAACACAGTGGATATCGTGTTGTTTGAAGAAATCTCTTATATCATCTAATAGATGATTGTTAAGTGCTTGTGGTGTGCATAAAATATAAATCTGTTCTATATTTTTCTTCATGTCTAAAATGTTGGGCCAAACTTGCTCCCAGTCTGCATTTTGTCTAAGATAGTTGAACAGAGGTCCAACACCGTCCGCACTTATTGTCACTGTTGTTGCTTTAAACTTGCGAAACTTTTCGTAGTATGCACTTAGATCCCAAGTGCCATTTGTTGTCAGTGCGAGGTTAATATTTTTTGCAAGATCTTTTTCAATCAAGTAATCTATTATTTTCCTTACTTGTGGAATCATAATAGGTTCACCGCCTGTGAACTTTATTTCCATTGCATCATGTAATTCTGTGGTCAGGTCTTTTACTTCCTTGTGCCATTTCTTTCTATTTTGTTTTCCGTAATGAACACCTAGAGGCATATCAGGATTTTCTTTAACAATTTTTTCCCAAGTACTGCTACTGTGACCTCCACATATCCTACAAGCAAGATTACATGTATTATTGATTTTTAGATCCCAAAATAATATCCCATCAGAATCTTCATAACCTTCTAATTTTTTATTATATGTTGTTCTATAGCTAGAGCCATCTCGTTCTTCAACAGTTTTACACCCATGACATCTATCAACCCAGCCGTGCTTACTTTGTTCATACATCTCCATATGTTTGCTACGCCAATCATCTTCAAGAGAGTACTTTGGATATCCGTTACCTTTATCCATTACACAACAAGGATATACACTGCCGTCTGGATCGATTGTTAGTCCATGTTTAAATAATTTGCAGTAACTCATAAATCTAACACCTTGCAAAGTTCTGGCAAGTAATCTTGTATATCCAATTTTCTAAAATCGTTGGTGTATTTGATTGCATCAAGAAAGTAATTAAAATTTTGTTCATTATATTCTGCATTTTTAAAATAGCTTTGTATACTTTTTGTATGCTGTCCAAAAGACAAACTGTTTAATATCCAATCCATGTGTTTAGTTTTAGTAGCATTGCTTATTACACTGTAATTGTAATGCGGTGGAAATATTGCATATGTATAACCAATTTGATTGTTCTCAAATCCATGTACATCAGTAAAATATTTCCAAACTTCGTTGGCATACATTATATTTAACACACTCATAGTAGCATGGTTTTTCAAAGATACATTAGGTCTACTTTTCCAATACGCTATAGTTTCTTCAACTTGATCCCATACGCCTAGTGTTCTTATATACTCAAACTTTTTACCTATCGCATCAATACTAAAACTTATCATGATACTTTTAAACTGGTCGAACATTTTTTCAATATTAGGGTCTATTGTTTTGGTGCCATTGGTGCTATAAAAAAGTGTAATCTTACTAGGATCAGCTTCTCGACAAACTCTTTCTAAAAATTCTAAATGCTCTGTTTCGTAAAAAGGTTCACCTCCAAGCACTTCTATGTATTGTAGTTTGTCTAGTGGTACATTAATTTTGTTTGAAAAATTTTTGATCTTAGCTTTATCATAAACACCAGGAAAATTATCTGTTTGTTTAAGTATGTATTGATGTTCCTTAAACCATCCAGTGCTACTATGTGCGCCACAAGTTCTACATGCTAAATTACACTTGTTTCCACTAAAAAGTGAAAGCTGTGTGAGCACTCCGTCTGGTTGTGAATCTAAATTAACATCAGCATGTATTCTTTTACTTTTTTTACCGTTTGCTTCGTCTTGCCAGCATTTTTCACATGCACTATGTTCTTCACCATTGGCAAGTGCATGTCTGACTTCTTTTATAAATGCTGAATTTAAATATCCTTTAACAGTACCAGGACGAGGGAATTTGTCCCAACCATTTTTAATAAAACAACAAGCACCCTTTGATCTTTGATCATAACCATTTGAGGCTAGCTTGCAAGTTTTAGTCTGCGATGGTATCATCCACTTCGCCCTCTCTGACCATTGCTCCTAGTCTATGAGGATTTTTGTAAACTCTTTTAAAAAATCTACTGCCAGTCCAATCTAAATCACTTATCTCTAAATCTAGTTTTCCTCTGAGGTCTTCTCCTAGTTCTACAGTTTTAGCTTTAAGTTTATTCCAATCCCATGTGACTCCAGTATTTACGCACAGTTGATCACCGCCTTCAAATTCAGGGAATAGTTCATCTCTAAAAAAGTTGCTGAGCCAATCAAAGTCTCTTACATTACGCCAGTCCCATTTGCGTCTTTCTACATTTGTCATGTGACAGCCAAGTCTTGCTCCGTAGATTGCCCACAAACCATTTGTAGCATCTTCTCCTATACTCATCCATACCAACAATCTTCTATAGTTGTCCTGATGAATACGTTTAAGGTCTTTAGGATCAACAACATCTCCTCCTTCTAAACCCATCTTGACGCCTTCACGGAAACCTGCTCTCCATGCCTGTAGAGGACTACCATTGTTCATTACATCACAATAGACATTGTTCATTTGAACATATCTTATACTCCAACAAAAATCAACTTGATTTGCTTTATCACTTTCAGGAGCCGCTTCATGTGTACGCATTCTGTTGACAACATCCACGGGCCAACATTTTATTCCACCATTTCCATATACCAAACCATTGACTGCATTTTTGCCTGCCCAACTTATCACATCTGTTTCTCTAATTCTATTCATGTCTAATTCAACATTGAAAAAATCATCTCTTACAATGTTATCTGCATCAATAGTAATAAATCTATCAGTATCGCTCATTGCCGCCGCGGCTTTATGTGCGGCATCACTGCCCCATACTCCGTGACTGCGTTTTGCCCAAGGGCATTTATCTAATAGATCTGCATAGTTTTGTTCTGCATTTGGTTCATCGTAACTAATGTATACAATGTCAAATTCGTTGATGGGTACTTTTGTCATTGTGATTGCTCCGTGGTTGCATAGTCAAAGGTTAAATTTGCGCCGTCTTTGCATAAAAATCCGCAAGTAAGTAAATCAATATCAGTATTAATTTCTATTGTTTCTTGCCATCCTATCTCTTTAAGTGGGAGATTCAGCATTCCTACTAATCTATTAGGATTACGCGGTTCTGTCAAATATATTCCTATATCTTTATATATCTTCTCGTCTTGTGGGTTGTTAAAATTGCTTTTTATGAATTGTTTGTCATCAATTTGTTTGATAGTAAAGTCACAAGCAATATCGTTGTTAACTGGTGTTGGTACACAAAAATTACGTCTTTTGGTATATCTAGTAGTATATTCAACTCCAGTAAAGTTTACTCTACGTTGCAATCTATAACTACTAAAAATTTTCCTAGTCATTATTGATATCTCAGTTAGATTACACAACCTTCTAAGAGGTGTTAAGTCATATATCAAATATCCCTCGTCGATTAATTCAGCAGGATCAATTGTTATTGTTTTGATTAGAAAGTTAGGATCATTGTTTTTTATTAGATATAGGTTAATAGGATCGTATGCTCCTGATTCAGGATTAACACTTACATTTCTAAAGAAACGTTTGCCTGTCATTCTATACAATGTATCTTGACTAAAGTTTACTTCCATCTTCCATTGATTATTGTACAAGAATATATTAACATCTGCTTGTGTTTTGCTTATAGGCACAATACTAAGTTTGTTTTCAGCTTCTTTGATCCTAATTACTGCTGATTTCTCAACAAGTTTAAGTTCACCATTGATGTCTACAATAGCATATTTTTTTGGGTCAACAAAGCCCATTAGCATTTGCCTTGCATCATCACTGTCTGTAATTAGATGCGGATGATGTATGAAATCTTTTTCTTTGTTGGTTACCGTGACGATATCACCTGTGTCTACATCATAGTAAACATACCATTTATGACTAGGCTTTTCTTTTTGTAGTTCTCTAAGTAACTTTGGTTCTGAAGACATCCAACACTTCGTCTGTTAAAAATAACTCATCACTATAGTGAATAATTCCACCACCGATTACGCTGTTTTCTATTTGTACTCTACCTGCATCTGTAACCCAATAATTCAATGAATCAGTCCAATTTTGAGGTATCTCATCTGGATTTAAAAATACTCCATGACTGTTTAAATGTAAATCATACAAATTGTTTAATCTCGTAGAGACTTGTATTTCCATATCTAAAAAATGGGTAACTACATTGGCTAAGATATTTTTGTTAAAAGTTTCTGGTTTTTTATCTGTAAACAAATGTGAATAAACATCTCTCCAATTTTGAAAAACTGGATCAGCCATTTTAAACCATTGTTCTGCTAGTACACTATTTTTATGAAAATAAATTAGGTTATTAAAAAGTTTTGGCAATCTGTACTGCACTTCAAATTCAAATCTCTTTGAATAATCTATTCTAAGATTTCTATAATTCATTGCGTCTGAAGGAATACTTATATCACCATTTGATAATATATCCCATAATGTATCAACATCTACATTTGAGAATATCGTATCATAGTCAACGTAGATTGTTTCTTCATAAGGTGTACAATGATAAATCTGCCACAAATTCATTCCATGAAATCCATCTTTGTGAGCACTGTTTCCATGAGGTAATTCTACTATATAATCAAATGCATGTTCATAGTAACTTTGCACATTTCCAGTTTTATCTTTATCAACTATCAATGTAACACTAGCATTAGGATCACATGATTTAATACTACAAGCCAAACCATAACAATATCTAATATTATCTTGGTCAGTATTGATACCTAGCGTAACAAATCCTCTTTTTGGATATTCTTTAGATTGCTTGGACAATTTCCGTTCCTTCAAATTCTTTTATAAGTTCGGCATAATTTCTATCTAATGCACGTTTGTTCATTAAATGTAGGTTATCATTTGTGTGTTTACACAAAATATTCTTCCACTTTTCTGCTCTGTTGTGCTTGAGAAAAACTAGTTCACCAATACCATTTACTTTTGTAAGATCATCTTGTTGATCCATATTTAAAAGTGGTGTTCCTAAAAAGTCATGTACAAAGTTGTCATTGTTCATTCCGTTTAACATATGACTTGCAATACTAACACAAAAGTCTGTTCTAAACAATGCTTTTGGATATTGGTATAACAAGCTGTAGTATTCCCAATTATCTTTTACGTGAGCCCAAATATCAAAAAACAGTTTGCTTTCTTCACTGCGATCAAAATAGACTACTGTACTCCACCAATGATTTATACCAGCATTATTAAGTGTAACTTCATTTAGATATGGTATATCGCCGCCTAAATATTCAGCGTATCTATGCATACCTATAGATATATCTGTATCAAACAGATACTCATAAAAATTATTACAGATTAAAAAATCTGTGTCAATTAACAATGTTTTTTCATATGGTGTAAGATTAAAAATTTGATGTTTATTACTATTATAAAATGGAGCATTAAATTCAGTCCAAGGACTGTCCATATGCCTTCTTGGATTCATTTCATGCTCTACATTATCAATAACAATATTGTCTATAGCACGGTTCAATAGTTTTTCATCAACTGATTGTTCTATCCAACCTTGTGTGCCTTCATCTGTAATCAATGTTACAGGAATTTGTTTCATATGATTCTTTGCATATAAAGCCGCAATAATACTAAATTTAGTATAATCCAGCTGTTCGTTATTGTAAACGAACATGCAAATGCCGTTACCTTTTTTCTCAGACATAAATCACCAATCCATCAAACTTTTGATGTTTCTCGACTTTTTAATTTTGTCTGATTGAACTTTGTATTCATTCATTGATTCGTTGTAAGCACTAAGCAGTGTATCTAAAAAATCCTTTAGGTCATCAATTACTATTGGATTTTCTTTGGAATCAATAATTACGCTTTCTTTTTTATCACAATCGATTAGTGCTTTTACAAAACTTATAGTTTGTGAGTCTGCAAAAAACACACCCTTATTGTAATGTACAGTTTGTAAAACACGAATACGTTGTTTAAGTGTACGTTGTTGATTGCCTAATGTTATTCGATAATTCGCAAAGTCTAGTGCTTTTTCGAGTCTCTCGTCCATACTGAGTTTCTCCTATAATTATGTACTACTATAACTTATTTATGTGTGGGTTGTCAACAGTTTTTTAACTATCATTTGGACTTGTAAAGTCGTCTATAATACTGAATGTTGGTGCTGGTGTTACGTCAAAGCTGGTTGTACCTATTGTAAGTGTATCAGGCATTAGATAGCTTATTGTTGGTGTAATGCTTCCGTCAATGAAGTTTGCATGACTTGTATCATCTAAAACCATCTTAAATTGTACACCTGCTCCGTTGTCTGTGTATTTTCCGTATAGTCTAAACTTCAATGATTGATAGGTTGAATACAAGCTATAAGCACTTACATAAATGCCACTGTATCCGTAACCGTATCCATATCCATATCCGTAACCGCTTTTTTTGGCTGGATCAGCCCAGTCTGGGTAATTACCTTTTCCTGTGATATAGCCGTATAATTGTTGTCCATATCCGTAACCATAGCCATATCCGTAACCATAGCCATAACCATAACCATATCCGTAGCCTCCACCACGTTTACCAAGTGTTACTCCGCTTGAAGTAAACAGCAATCCTTCGTCAGCACTTCCGGCGTCACTGCCGTCTCCGTAGTATTCAGTCAAATCATAAAAACCTTTTCCTTCGCTGGTACCACTTGTTGTTGCCGCACTTTGAAATACATTGTCAAAAGTAAAATTTAAGACACCCATTTCGTTAATAACATCACTCCAGTTGTAGTAACCTGCTGTGCTACCACCGGTCATGTTTAAGCTAGCTCTTAGCTGTCCGCCTCCGTTGAAAAAATATCTTGCATCATTATATGAATTCCATAACCACTTATGTTCACCATTGAGTTGGTAATCCCATACTGTGGTTCTGCCATATCCTGCACTATTAGCCACAAACGCACTGGCATTAGTTGGGTCTACAGTTGCATGAGTATTATTTTGAAGTATATTATCAAATTTGGATCTTACTAGGTTAAGATCTTCTGCTCTAATAGGTGTGCCTGCGGCTATGGTTGTTCTATTTGCTGGTACAATAAACACAAGTACATGATCATTCACTGTGGTATGGTCAATACTAATATTTGCTCTTGTTACTAGTTCTTGTAATCTTTCTGCTGTAATTATTACGCCATTGGCAATATTATCATCAACATTGATTGCACCCCAACCAAATTTATGAGTAGCACCTCTGTTAACATCTGTTACAAGAGCTGTTGGATATTTGTCTCCAAAAACCTTGTTCACATCAAATGCTACTAGATTAAAATCAGTATTAAGTACTAGATCCCCAATGGACTGCGCCATTTACTTTGCCCCCACAACTACTTCTATTGTTCCGGCATCGTCTGTATCTTTCGATTCTAATGCTCTTCCTATAACTGCATAACACTGTTCAGCTGGTGTGGCTATTGCCATTGCATGTCCTGGTGTATTGCTTGAAACTATTCTTTGTCCTTTGACAACTTTACCAATTACTTTGCAAGGTACTCTACCTGCTAGTGCTACAAACGGATGTGTAGCATCTGTACCAGCCGCGGCATTCATTTCAAATCCTGGTGAAGTACT